TCAAACATTGAGTTCAAACTTTACGTCCTCATACCCATCAAGCAGTTGCTTGGTGCGGTCTATATTATTCTCATATACATGAACGTTGCCGAGGTTAAGTGTTATGCTTTTTAAGGGCAGGTCTATCTGTCGTGCCATCAGGTATAGGTGGTATATATCAGCTGGCAAGCCAAGGTTTGCATCACTGCTTCGTTGGTAGGCTGACAGTACCAGTTCTCCATCATCTATTTGAAATTGTACGAGGCTGAGGCAAGGTGCTTGATTACTCTCTGCACCAGTCTCACCCAGGAACAGCACATAATTCTTACTGCTGCGTTTTTCTCTATTAATCTTAGCGATAAGTGGTGGTAGCTTTTCAAAGTAAGTGGGATAGCTATTCACTAATACACTTCCGCAGTAATCCCACCACCTAATACCCACATCGTGGTATCTCTCAACATTCCGCTCACCTTGCATGAACAGTTGTAACTCATTTCTCAGTTTCTTTCTCGCTATTCCGTGGCTCTCGAAAATATCAAGCAAATCGCCAGGCGATAAGGACAGTTGTTCATTGAGTAGGTAACGAATGTTGCCTTTAGTATTCTTCTGAGGCTTGCCCTGCCCCAAAACCTTGCTTAGTATCTGATAGTATTTGTTCATCATTCAAATGGTGCTAAAATGGTATTTAAACGGCATCTGTATAAATCATAATATCCGTATAGGATGCGCTGTAATTCATATGCGCATTGAACTCCCGCCGATGGCAGTTCTCAAAGGGGTTGCCGATGAACCTATTCTTTCCTATCCATTCGCAAAGCTCTACTATTGACGACTTGTTTGAGGTAAAATAGACGAAGCGATGACCAGCGAGGATAGTCAGCACGTCAAGGTAATCAGACAGCTTCCAGTACATTCTATAAGTTTTACTATCCGTGCTCAGATATGGAGGGTCGACAAGAAATACCACATTTGGCACCTCTTTATACTTATCAAACACCTCTTTATAGTCGCAGGAAGTAATTGTTAAGCCGTCGAGATAATCAGTACATAACGGATAATTTGTTGATTTTACCCTGCTATACAAGGTTTCTTTTTCCAAGTCAGCAAAACAAGTCGCATACTTCATGGAAAACAAAAGCGACGCTGATAGCGTGATGTAATCGACATAGCCATACTTTTGTTCATGCTTGCGAATACAACCCAACACACGTTCCCTTGCATCGCCTAATATGGGCTTGCTTCGTGGAACATCTACTATCGCCCTCAATTCTTCCAACAGCTCATTTGTCTGAGCAACGCGCTTCAAGCGATGTCTGTAGCCGTCAAAATCGTTGTACACAACCGTTGAGTTTGGCTTTTGATATTTGGCGATGTGAGATAGTAGTCCACTGCCACCAAACAAGTCTACAAATGTTGTACCGTCAGGGAACTGCTGGAGCACCTTGACGTACTCCTTGGCAAACATCCGCTTCTGCCCCTGAAAAGGAAGCGGTGCTGAAAGATATAATTTTCTCATTGTTGTACAGGTTTGTTTGTACGGCAAAGGTCGCCATATCCGACGAGGCAAAAGAACTTTTACGCAAAATCATACTGCAAGCGGCTTGCAGTCGCTTTGAAAGCGTTTGATAAGCGTGTACACCTTACGTTCACTCACCGCATACTTTTCAGATAGTCGGGCTACGATATACGACACTTTCTCGCCACGTTCCAAAAGCGTAGTATAATCGGTGTATAAGTCCACATATTCTGCATCTTCCAGTCTGATACCGGACATTTTGAGTTTATTTATCAATTCCCTGTTAAATTTTAAGACTTCTATTATCTTCATAATTACAAAATTTTGTATCTTTGCATTGTCTCACTTATTAATTGCGTATAGCGTACACAAGAAAACCACCTACTGGTGACGAGGGTATTTAGCCCCCAGTCGTACCAGTAGGTGGTAAATTGTGTTAATAGTAAGTGAGACGACTATTTTAACAAGGCTGGGGGCTTTTTTTATTCCCCCACGAGATTTACTCTAAGACCAATTCGCCTCTTTCAATGGCGAAATAAATATCACGTACCCCTTTGTATGCGGCAGTTTGTTCTTCTATATCCGGGATAGAATTCCAATGCCCATCTGTAAAAGTTGAGCCGTTGTGTCCATAATCTGCCGCACAACTTTCATCGGCAACGTCATCATGGGTACATTTGGCTACATGGTCGTGAAAGAGCAACACCTTGGCATTCTTCGGGTCGCTGATATCTGCCTTGTAGGTAACTACATGAACAAAGCCATTTATAATGACTATACCGTTCATATCTGCTTCAATTCGCTTTTGCATTACTTTAAATTTCATAATTCTTTTATTTTAATATTATACTAACATTTTTCCTCTTATCCAATTGGAGTTGTAATAACTTTCTTTTCCCGTTTCAGAATTAACTGAAATTTTCACTTCAAGGGCGGCAAAGTTATTCGGGTAGACTGTTATAGTTGTACCCGATCCCCAAATGTTTATATAGCTCGTCGATTGGTTGTATATAATTATTGTTTCTCCTATCAATGTTCGTGCAATCTCAAAATCGCCATCACCGTAAAGACCTCCACTACCAGGCAATGTTATAAATATAGTACGGTCAAAAGCCCCTTTAAACAAGGCAATGGCGCTTATCTTTCCTGCCATAAATACGTAACCAATATCGGGATCTATTTTCGCATATTTGGCGATGTTCTGTTGGGTTACTACCAGCATTTTCTTTCTGAAAGATCCGACGCCCGACATATAGCCATTGATAGGGTCGAGAACAATATCAGGATTGAAATTCGTGTTGCCATAATCCGTGCTTGGACTTCCATTTATGTCTCCGCATTGGGAAAACAGTATCCCCTTATCAAATACCCAACCGCCCAGCAATGCCTTTCCTTTGCTCACAACAAAAGGCTTTTCGCCATTGTGTTTGATTTCAAAATTGGCTGCTTCGACAGATACCGTGCCATTGGTCAGGTCGATACCAGTACGTTCAACGCTGTCCACGACGTCAGGGTCCTTCCATGCTGTTGCTTTTGTTCCTTCTTCCAGTTGTATTTCGGACAAATAAGCTTCGCCATCTCTTGTGTAACCTATAAATATCTGTACATAGTTGTATCCATCTTCCATATCGAAAGAATAGGAATATTGTTTCCAAATGCCATAGGAAGAAGGAATGTTAGGATAGCTCGTCTTCGGAGCAGTCATATCCTTAGAGCGACTTCGCTTGATTTCAATATATGGCTGTTCGCTTCCGTATATACGAGTGAACATTGACAGTGTGTAGGTACGACCGCCCAATGCCTTTATAACAGGAAACTTGCAACCGTTCCATTCGTTCTGTGGCGCACCGTGGCGCACAATGGCAAGATAAGGATTGTCAAGGTGTGCTACACTCGCATAGTTTCCTATTGTTACGTATTGAGCTCTTTGTAGTAACAATAAGTTCAAAGGACGCAGGCTCGCGCCCTTGAGCATGTTCACGCCGCTGAAGGTCTGCTTGCTGACCGACAGACGAATATTCTCGGCATCTTGCTCAATGGCAGACATACGTCTTTCAAACCCTTGTTTGTCTGCTTTGTTTTGTGAGATGATGCTTTGAAATTGCTGCTCATTGGCAAGGAACTTGGCTTCATTCCACTTCTGAGCACTCACCATAAATTCAGCAATGGCAGTGCGTGTCTGCCCCTTGTAGGTGGCGGTAACCTCCACCTTTCCGCTCCATTGGTTAGGACTAATACCGTCGAAGTATAGTGTATTGTCGCCTACTATTCTTGCGTAGCAATTGTATGGAGTAATATCTATACTGCTGGGCACAACTTCCGTTTGTCCGAGAAACATTCGGATTTTACCCTTATTTTGCGCCAAATTTTCGATGACACCTTTGTTATTGGTTTGAAATACAAAGGTGTTTGGCGTAACTACGAGAGTGAGAGCATCTTCCCCTTTATTGCCAGGTTCTCCGGGCTTCCCATCTTTTGGTGCCCGGCGAACTGTAAATGTGCGTTGTGCTATTATTTCTGCCATTATTACTACTACTTTTATTTATTAAAGAGGGGGTAAGGGCGTTAGAATTACGCCCTTACATTTTTAATACAGCTCTACGCAAAATGCTTGGCTTGCACTCAACAAGTCGGAGTAGGCTATATCAAGTGCATAGCGTGCGTTAGGTGCATCTTTCGTGCAGGCTTTGTAGCCGCTTGTGCCCCACGTCGTATCAATGGCGTTGTTAGCGGCAAAACGCCACACGCGCATGTTGTGCGCCCCCAGTATCACCGCATCAGTAATATAGGTAGCCCCTTGACGTATTTTAAACCAGTGCAGCAAGCTGCCCCCTTCAGCAACGTTATCGCCGTTGGGTTGGAATACGTCGATTTCGTAAGGGTCTGAACCGTCATACAGCGTACCAATGGCAAACACCTCCTTGTTTGCCGTTGCGCTTGCGGTATCGGTATCTTTTATGACACATTTGAATATCCCGACATTTACGACAGCCGAGGCTGGTACTGTTATTTCATTGCTTGTAAAGCTGCTGATGCCATTGGCATTGCCTGTTTCGAGCTTCGTCCACACACCGCTTCGCAGTTGAAACCAAGTGTAAGTAACATTGGAGGTGTCGATATCACCACCACGCATCAAGTCGCAATGTATCTTCAAAGCCTTACCGGCATTGTCGAAGGTGTCACCATCGGGCATATAAAGACTCGCAAGGATATTTGCGCCGGCATTCTCCACCTTTGTTACTTCCACCGACGCAACCACTTGCGCCGCTGCCCTTGAAACAGGGTCGGTGTAGGTAGCCTCGCAAGTTATCTTCAAGCCAGTGCAGTCGGTTAGGTTGGCTGCTAATTTCTTGGCAAGCCCGGTGCCTGCCGTCAATGCCTGTGTAGCTGCCGAGCCATCTTGCTTGATTACTCGCCAATTCAAATCGCTAAGATGCGCCGTTTGGTCGCCGCTTTTTCCACTCACCAGCAATAGCGGTGTCAATGTAAGCGGTGATGCCGCATAGTTGGGCGCGTACGTCTTGCTATCACGCGAAAAAATCTGCGTGAGAGCCTTATCCGTCTTGAGGACGAAGGTAAGTGTCTTACCATTCACCAATTTCTTTACCGTAAATGTTTTTTGTGCTAATACGTCTGCCATTGTTCTTTATCTTTAAAATGTTATACTTGTTAATACCTTTTTACCTGACGAGTTTAGAAATTTACATACGAAAGATGTGTCGCCCATCAAGTCGTCATACGTTACATTTATTTTATAGCCATCGTTGCTGTGCCTGTCTTTCCACGCAGCATCGCCTGCTTCGTATTCGCTTACACGTTCCCATACGAAGCGCGTAGATGGTAGCTTGTCTGTTATCTCTACGTCATTTTCCCATACGTGAACTTCAAAGGTAGCTTTCCAGCTTGTTTGCCCCTCCGTATAGGCTGCACTGCCTGCCGATGCGTAGCCCTCGACGCGTAACCCGGTGCCGCCATCTTTCCCCTTGGCGGCATACTGCTTCCATTTTGACGATTGCCCCGTTGGTTCGTCGGCGTTGTCATCGACGAGCGAAAGCCACGTGCCCCCTGCATGATACCACGCTTCGTATCTCGCTGCCACCGTGCCCGGTGTCCAATCACCACGGTATAACACGTTGGGAATGCGCTCGCCGTCTGAGCTTACCCACTCGAAATTGCGGCTATTCATAAAAATTTTTTCACTCGACAAATGGAAGATGGCGTTACCTTTATTGAGTGAAAAGTCATGGATATTGCGGTACACTTCGATAGTTCCGCCCTCCTCCTTAGATGTGGTAATCATCGTAACATTCATGCGGTTGCGATACAGCAGCGGGTCTACACCATGGGCAATATCCCACAATGTGTTATGCCCACAAAGCACCACATTGTCGCCTGCCTTTGGTACGTCATTTTTAACGTTTTTATCGCAATAGGCTTCGTCTGCGGTGATAACGATATACGCTTCTTCGTTTGCCGTCTTTTGTCCTACTTCCGACACGCAACGCCAGTAATACGTATTGCTGACGTTCTCATAAACACCTGCCCTTATGTTGAAGGTTTGGCACAGTGCTTGGTCGCCCGGCAACCAGTCGTTGGTGATAGCCTTGTCGCCGTCGTCGGTGTGTAAGTAGCACTTCCAGCCACCATTAACGGGCACAACCTTGTTTATGATGGCATTTGCACCTGAAAGCACGATATTGCCGCCGATGTGTTTGTACTCGTCTATCTGAAGGCTACGGAAGATAGCCTTGCCAATCACCTCTAAGTAGTCGATTTGCCCATGGGCGCGCCCGTTCTCATCAAGCCAAACTCCAAAGCCATTAATGGTTCTTTCAAAGCCCAATGTCTGAATGGCTTTCAATATGGCGTTGCCCAGTTCATCAATACCTGCGCCGTCCTTGAATCCTATACCCCTCAAGAAGGTAATTAACCCCTGCGCCGTGTCGGCTGAATTCTTGCTCAGGAATTCCTTGTGCGTACGTCGGGCACTGTACAGGTTGGTATCTGTAGGCTTCGTCGTATCGCCACTTCGGATAATGTCCGGCAATGCCCCAAGTGCCTCCCTTGCATACCTCTTGGCTTCATTGATACTATCGGTGATACGTGTCATGGCACCTGTGCTTGTAGCATCACTGATTTCAATATCCATCTGACTTGGCAGTGCCACGCTACGGCTTATGCGTGTGATACGGCTGCTGCGAAAACCAGTTTCAGGAAAATACTGCTCACTTTCCAAGCGTATTTTTCGCCCAACATAGAATTCTACGTTGTTACGCTCCACCCACACATGGTGCGTTGGGCATTTATATACTGAGGTGTCAATGCAGTGCTTGGCATTGAATGCTTCGACAGCTGCGAGAAACTCTTGCTCGGCCAAGCCGTAATACTCGTCGGGCATTCGAATGTTCCAAAGTATGTATTTGTCGCCTGCTTTCGGAACAAGCTGCCCGCCAGGCAACTGTATATCATCGCTGTATGGCCATGTCGTGATAATCTCGAACTCCTGACTACCAGCGTGATAATTCACCTCAAAATCGCGGCCGTTAAGCTCACCGTTTTGGAACACCACGTGCTTTACAAGCCCTCCTATTTCATATTCGTTAGGATTGAATGGCAATTCGCCGTCCTTGAACCAGTATATCTTGAACGGCTTGCCATCGTTGCCCTTTACCGTAGTTTCCCTCACTTCGCTTACCGTACCGACACGCCGTGGATAAATGGCTGAAAAGGCGGCTTCCTCGTAATGGTGGAAGATGCCATATTTATCAACGTTCATATCCACATACTTGCGGCCGCCAGGAAGCTGGAGACGAACAGAGCCATATTTTGCACGGTCAATATTGCGTGAGCTTCCCATAGGGAACAATCGTGTATAGAATTTCGCACCATCGGCAGTATCACGTTCCAGTTGTGTAATGCTCTCAGGATAGCGAAGTGTCAGTTCCTCGCCATGCTCGCAACGGCAGACGTTTACCGTCTGTCCCTCCACCCACCATTCTGTCTTGGCGGCTTCTGCAACGAGCCGCAATCCCTCGTCGCAGTATGTCCCGTTGTAATCAATGGTCAGGTTCTCCGTTTCCATGACAGCTCCCATCTTCCAATTCGCCGAGTTGCCCATACCGGCATTGATACTGCCGACGATAAGGCGTACATGTTCTGATGCCGGTGCGGTAAGCGTGAATACAGCCTCGTTCTCACCATCTGGATTCTTCAATACCAGCAACCGCTTGATGAGACTTTCAATTCCATAGAGCTTCACGTCGTAGCTCCATTCGCCCTCGCTTTTTTGGGTGGGCAGGTAACGTTCCTGAAGCCAATAGCGTTCGCCCTCGAATTCGCAGTAGTCGTTCACATCGAGCTGCACGAAGCTATAGTGCACGAATGAAAGGGACAGCAGGTTGTCGCCACCAAGGGTCTTGTCCTGCTGACTGTTGTTGCCTGGCTCTATCCGGCATTTCAAATTGTTGTCCCGTCCGTATATTTCTATCATTTTCGTGCTATTTAAACGCCAATAAAATACTATTAAAATGATGCAACCGGCTCACGGAACTTCACCTTGAACGCTCCGCATTGCTGCCCTTCTGCCCATAGGTTGCTTATTGCTGTGAAGCCGTTAGGAAATTGGTCTGCGAACATGCGCATTTCCAAGTCCAGTGTCGGGAACTTAAAAGTCAGCCAGCCTTTTTCGCCCGACTTTAAGAATTTGACGAAGGCGATGTAACGCTGGACGAATTCGGCAGTCGAGGTGGCACTGATGGCAAAGTGCAGCGTTACGTCGCGCCCCTCGCTTCTTGGCCGAAGGTCGGCACTGTACTCCTCGCCGTTCTGCTCCCGAATATTTACCGCTACATTGCCTTTTGCCTTGGCAGGGGCAAGCAGCGCGTTCAAGTTCTCATGCCCTCCCTTCTGCTCCTCGCGCAGGAAGGCACTATATACTGTCCAGATGTCAGTACCATTCACGATAACCTGACCTGATAATATGTGTCTTGCCATAATGCTATCTCATTTTGAATCCATCACGTTTTATCGACCTGATATCTTCGGAAATATCCTTAAGGTGCTTACAGTAGCTTGTATTCTCAACCAACTGGGCTAATTGGTCTGATGCCGCTGCCCATCGTTCAGCTATCTTTGCCAGCAAGGAGTCCATACTCGCCCAGTGCAGCTGCCCACTGGTAAAGAGTCCCTCCAGCTTAGTGCCTTGGTCATGCGTCATTGTTTCAAACGCTCCGCTTCGCCCTGCCTGCTGCGTACTGTCCGTAGGGTCAATGCCAGCCGACTTGTAGGCTTGGTCGCGTTCTTTGTTCATTTCATCGAATATCTTCTTGTACATCTCGCGCAGACTGCTTGCCTCGCCATTGGACAGACCGTCCTCCATGGCAGCAGCAAACGCCTTGTACCACTCCTGCAGCTTTTCGCTGTATTTATTGGACATCAGCGAATTCAAGATGGCGTCCTGGAACATCTCATCGACGCTTTTCAATACCTCGCGACTGCCGTTCTTGACGTCCTTCACAAGGCTCTTCAGCGATTCGCGAGCAGAGTCAAAGCTGATGCCTGTCATCTTCTCACGGTAGGCGTTCTCTATCTGCTCCAGCTGCTTCCAATAACCGATGTAATCGTCCATGAACTGCGCAGCATCTTTGTATCCGTCATTTGCAAGGTCTTTCAAATGGCTGTACTCACTGGTCAGTTTCGTGGCCACTTCATACATCTCCTTGCTCGACAGCTTCCAGAAATCGCTTGCACTACGCACTTCTTTTCCGAGCAGCTTGCTGATTGCGTCCCACTCACGGCTGCTCATACCCTTGTCTATCTTGTAATTTGAGCTATGCTTGCCGTTAGTCCATGCTTTGTACCAATCACCATTGGTGTACGCCTTTCCACTGCGCGCCATTTTTTCCTGCGCATTACGCTCCTGTTCCCTGATGTTCTTCTTCTGCTGTTCGTAAAGACCGCCTGCATCGTTTACCTTCGCCTTGCTCATCTCATCGGTAAGGTTCTCCAATGCCTGTTTCAAGTCGGCGTTGCTCTGGGTGAGTTTTTCAAGGTCGCGTTCGAGGTGCTTGTCACTGTCACCATCGCCAAGCAGGCTGGTCAGCTTGTGAAAGCCACCAAACGTAACAGTATCCAAGATGTTGTTAAGATGCTGCATGGAATTGCTGAGCGGCTTCATGATGATATTGCCGCTGAACACCTCTTCCAGCATCTTCTCCACGGCACCTAAGATGGTGTCCTGAAGACTCGTCACAATACCGCTGATGCCATTTTGCGCAATGGTGTCCAAGATACCAAGCATGGCACTGATGACTTCACCCATCATGCCTGTGTTTCCGAGAGCTGTCGAAAGTGCCTTGCTGACGCTGCTGTCTTTTCCGAGCAAGGTCTGGACACCCTTGGCAAAAGCGTTGCCGACAGCCTTTGTAGTCTCACCACCGCCAAAAAGTTTGTCAAGGCGCATCAAGGCGTTACCTATGCCTTTTAGGGTACCACTCGTAAGACCGCTTATCGCACCTTCCAAACCCTCGAACATACCCTTTGCCCTATCAGCACTTGCTTTTAGATTTTCGGTAGCCTCGTTGGCTGCCTTACCACATGCTGACACGGCTGTACTTGCAGCATTCTGTTCAGCCACCAGACGGTCTACCTCTGCCTGCCATCGCGCCATCTCCTCGGTGTTGCCTTCCGCCTGTGCCTGTTCTAATTTCTCCCGCGCATCTTTCAGGCTATCGGCCGTTTCCTCATACACATGGCGTTCCACCTCCTGTGCGGCTATCAGTTTCTCCATTGCCGCCTGATAGGCAACCATATCATCGCTGACTTTCTTGAAAATCTCGCCGTCCCATGCGGCGGCACTCTGCTCAAGGCGATGTATGAGTTCAAAGACAATTGACTGGTCTTGAACGCTGCTGTTTTTGAAATCCTTGCTTTCAGTTATCTTGCGCAGCTTACTCAGCAGCGGATCTAATTCTGACTTGAACAAGGTACCAAACTCACTGAAGGCACTGCCCCAGTCGATGCTCTGCTTGATAGCTTCTACTTCTATCTTTCCTTGTGCAGAATCGCGCTCGGCTATCAGTTTCTTGCGCTCTCCTTCAGTTGTAGCCTTCTTGATTTTTTCGGCATATTCTTCTGCGATGGCCAGTTTCTGCTGGTTAAACGTGCCATACTCCTTGAGATAGTCGCGCATGGCCTGCCGGTCGGCACTGAATACGTCAGAGCGTTTTTTCAAGAAATCCTGCCTTGCCGCTTCTTCCTGCGCTTTTTTGTTCTCTTCTTCTGCCTTTGTATAAGCAAAACGGCTGTCAGAAGGATTTGCATGAAAAACTTTCTTTTTATTGGCAGGGTTAGCCTCCCACGCCTTCTGTGCCGCTTCAATCTTGCCTTTCTTTAAATCTTCATATTCGCGATTTATCTTTTCCTTTTCTTTTTCAAAGTCAAGCTGTATCTGTGCGAGGGTTTTCCTGGAACCTTCCCTCATCGCATCTATCTGTGCCTGTCGCGTTTCCAATTCCATATCCCGCACCGCACGCTTGCGCGCTTCTTTTTGCTCTTCAACTATTTCTTGGTAACGAGCCTGCTGGCGGGCTATCTCCTCCTTGGAGGGTCCTTTCTTCTTCTTTTTCTTTTTACTCTTTTTCCTGTTTTCATTAAAAATCGTCTCTGCATATCCCCCTTTATGCGCAGAGAGTTTTGCCGTTAATTTTCCTATCTGACTGTTGTAGTCTTTCCATGCCTTAGTGCCGAACACCTCACCATCGCGCTTCTTCTTCAACTCCTGCAGGCGTTTTTCAAGGTCAGCATCAGACCCAACGGTAAGTGCGTTGGGGAGCAGCTTGTTGATGTCAGTAAGGAGCGTTTTCAGTTCCAAGAGACGGGTGTTGTCCGTTTCAACCCTGATTTCCTTGGAGTTGATGCTGTCTATTTCAGCTTGGACGCTTTGCATCTTCTGAACCAGCTGCTCATAGTTCATTTGACTGATAGCCTCGTTAGTCGTGTCTTTCGTCTCGACGACAGCATTGGCAATTCCTTCCAACTGTGCCTTGGTTCGGTTTAGTTCTTCGTATGACTGGCTAAACCCTTGAGCAGAGGTTTCCACATATTCATACAGGTTATTATGGAAGGCTTCTATTTCCTTGTCTGTTACCCCCAATGCCTGCAAGATACCTTCTATTGCACGCACCTCTTCCTCAACAGCCTTGGTACCATCTTCCTGTGATTTTGCAAAGGCAGCCGAAATATCTGCTGCATGGTTCATAACTTCGGTGGAAATCATATTCCATGTCGCAGATGTTACCTGACGCAGTTTCTCACTGGCAACATCCACGGACTTGTTGACCATTACCGTAACACCTTCAGGAGTACTCTCCATGACTTCACGCATCTCCTTATACGTGGCATCCTTGGCTTTCTCCATCAAGCTGTCCATGGCATCTTTCTCGGCATTCATGGCATCTTCGTTGGCCTTTGCCGCTGCCTCTGCCAGCGTCCTCTCTGCTGCTTGCTGACGGATAGCCTCCGTCAAATCCTCATATTTCCTTTTTTGTTCGGCCAAGGTATCGTTGAGCGATAGCTCCTGCGTGTTATACTCCCTGGCAGCGGCGTTGATGCCGTCAAGGGCAGTCTTGTAGCTTTTAGATCCTTTCTCGACATTTGCAAGCGTTGCATAATAGGTGTCTAACTGCGACTGTTGCTGCAGCACTTTATCACGGAAGCGGTTGGTAACGTCGGCTGCCTTTTCTGTTTCTGAGGAGAACATTGACAGAAGCCCTATCATTGAAGTAATGGCTACCAGGGCGATTCCAAAAGGATTTGACATGAAGGCCGCCTTCAGGCTCTGCATGGCCGTCGTAGCCATACGGGTAGCTGCCGCCCAAAGACTCGTAGCACGAGTGTTGGCGTTCTTCTGCACTGTGTCCACCTGTGTCTGGAAAGTCGACAGCTGCTGTGCTGCAGCCTGCTTGTGCGTGTATGCAGCAGTGGAGTTCTTCGCGGCTGCGTTTCGTATTTCTTCGGCGGTATTGCGCTCCTTAACGGCAGTATTCAGTTCCTCCTGTGCGATTTCGATAGCCTTTGCATCACCGCTTTTCAAGGTAGCTTGCAAATTCTCCTGGGCAGCAGCGACACCACGAACGGCGTCGTCCACCATCTGATTGGCAAACTCATGTTCGGCAAAAGCAGAAGCTGCCTTTATCTCAGCTGCTGCCAAGTGCGCACGCAGCTCATTTTCCACGGCGGCCACCTCGGCATCAATGGCCGTTTTGCTTGCCGCCTTTGCTGCGGTGTTTGCCTGTGTAGCAGCTGTCTCATTGTTAATGGCATCGGTATTCGCATTCTTGTACTTATCGACAAGTTCCTTCAGCTCGTTCACACGGTCAGCCTCTATGATGGTCTTCTGCCTGTTCATGACGTTCTGCAATGCCTGAACGGCCATCAACGTACCCTTATATTCACCATAGGCAGCTATGACTGTGAAAATAGCCGCTCCCAGCTTCTCGTAGTTCTTGACTGCTGACGTTGCAAGCTCAATGCCCTCCATCAAGAAACCCTCACTGCTTTCGCCCATGGCATTCATTGCATCCTGCCATGCTCCTTCGAGGTTGCTGACAGCACCTTTCATTCCCTTGCTCTGCCTTTCGAGCATGCCATGGAACTTGCCACCTTCACCCGTGGCAGAAGCAAAGGCGTCTGCAACCATCTCGACACTTATCTTGCCATCTGACATTTCCTCCTTCAATGCGCTTATGCTTTTGCCTGTCTTTTCAGCTATGACAACAAGCGGGTTGAAGCCGGCATTGATCATCTGCAGGAGATCCTGCCCCATAAGTTTACCTGTCGAACTCATCTGGGCAAAGGCAAGCACGAGAGAATTGAACTTCTGAGAGTCTCCCATGGAAATGTCGCCGATCTGATGGAGGATAGGCATCACCCTCTCGGCTTCGATATTGAAACCTAACAGTGTCTGCGCACCCTTGGCAAGGTCATTCATCATCAAGGGAGTACTGGTGGCAAATTCCTTGATGTCTCCAAACAATTTGTCTCCCTTTGTCTTACCAGCCAAGGTCTCAAAGGAAATCTGAAGGCTTTCGATTTCTCCGCGAACATCAACAATTTTCTTAATGTATTCTGCGCTCTTATCAACAGCGAAGATACCACCAACCGTATTGCGCAGCCCACGCAGGCGGCTGTCAAGCACATCTGCCTCACCGCCGACTTCCCGCAAGCCTTGCTTCAGGTTGCCTTTCATCAAGAATTCGATTTCCACTGCCTTCATTTGCCTTTGAATTTTATTCTGGTTGGAGATTACTTTGGAAGAAGTCCAAAACGTTGTCTGCTGCTTCCTCTTTTTCTTCTTTGCTCTCTTTTTTCTTCTTGATGTAGCGTGGAGCGTCCGCCAACATCATTATGAGTGTCTGATAGTTCACGCCGTTCAAGATATACTCCCGGCTCCAGCCCGTTGCATTGGCTATCTGCCATATCAGACCAAAGGGGCTATGACTTCCCTCGTACTGAGTCGCTAACTCCCCTTCTTCTTTTGGCTCAGTCTCAGCTTCATCGGATTCGTCATCTCGGCTGATCTGATAATATTCGTAAAACTTTCCGTGCCCAGCAGCAAGACGAACTTCATCATTGCCACCTGCATGTAGAGATTATCAACCCAATGGCGCAGTATCCACGATACGAGCCACACGGGCTTCCACCACTTGCCACACATCGTCAAGGCTACCATCTCTGAAATAGTCTTGCCATGCTCGGCAATAAAACACATCTGCCCATCTTTGTTAAGTGCCTCCAACTCCGCATAGGTCACACCTAAACTTAAGTAAAGGCGGGCTATCTTTATTTGCGTGCTTAGCCTCGGGCGGCGCATTGTCAGTCTTAACAACAGCCGTTTCTTGCGGAATGGCAGCCGGATAGGCTTCAGAGGCACCGACACCCCCACATCAAGCAGGGCTTCCGATGCCTCCTGTTGGACTTTTCTTTCATCCATAGCCTACGCCTTTTAGCCCGCACTGATATCACTGATAGAGTAAGGAGCACTGCCGTCGGCAGGCTTCATCACCTTCAGCTGACACTCTATCTTGGATACTTCCGTCAATGTCAGCTTGCCTCCGAGGTTGGACAGCAGCACGGCGTTAGGAATCTTGACGCGCTTGCCGCTTGGCGTGTCTATGATACATTCGCCGCTGAGCTGCAGCAATGCTGTTGGTGCTTCCCAGCCTGTGGCTGTAGCCTTACCGCCGAGCATGGCTGCCATATTCTCGTAGTTGAGCTGTATCATGTTGAATTTAGGCTCTACGGTACCGTTCTTCTGCACCAGTGTCAGTACCGGAGCATCGGGCACCTGTTCTGCATCAACATCGACGCTTTCGGGTGCTTTTCCGTTCCACTCAAAGCTGTCCTTCTCAATATAGCCGACAACCTTACCCGCAAAGGTAATTTTGCTAAGGCCATACAAAAAATCTTTATTTGCCATATAGTTTTCGTTTTATAAATGAAATGATCGTTTTTATCTTTGATAGTATCAAGCCCGTCAGGAAGCCTATCAACAGCCATTTGAACGCTGTTTGAACACTATTGAAAGAGGACTTTTCTTTTACCTCCTCGCGGCTGTTCTCGTTCTTGTACTGCTGACGGGCAAGACGCTTTTTGAGAGCACTGACCGTCTTTGTAAGGCTTGCACAGGCAAGTTCAAGGCTGTCACAACCGGCTTCGATGATTATCCGTTCGGGGGCGTCAGCCGTCGGTGGACGACGACTCACCTTCACATGTGCCTGTCCCTTCCTCGCAGTGTAGCCCGCCCCGATGGGTAACAGGCGCAGGGAGTCGAGGTTGATAGCCAGGTTTACTGATGACATCGGCACCTTCACTGGCTGAATCCGTGTCTCGCTGAAGTTCATCACCTCGCTGTCTACCTCCTCTGCCATGCTTTGCTCGACGCGGCTTTCCTGTGTCAGCTTCTTCGACGAGCGACAGCTCGCTGCTGACAGGACAAGCAGCCCGATGAGGACACAGCTGGATAGCCTCGATAGCCCTCGACAGGCGCAGGAGTGCACGGCGGGTCTTGCCGTTCTCGTTCTGCAGTTCTTCGATTTTTTCATAATTTGCTTGATTTTGTTGTTGAAGACCGACAAGCTCCTTACTCACCATGTCGTACATCTGCTTGTAAGTGTCCTCTACTTTCTTTTTCTCCTCCACCGTGCGGAGACGGCGGTTGGCAATCCATGCAATGGCAACACCGATACCGCCTGAGGGAATTGCCCATTGCAGAATCTGTAATATAGTATCTGCCATTGTTCTTTGCTTATGATTGGTTATTTAAACTTGCCTGATGCCAATTTGATGCAGCCACGTCGGGACGTCAAAGCTTGGGCATGTCTTGCCCGAATTCAACTGATGGTGCCCGACTATCCGTATTTGCGGAAAGCGGCGGTGGAAATCCTGGACATAGCGTTTCAGCGACTCGCGTTGGGCGGCAGTACGTGTATCCTTGGGATTCATTGCCTTGTCGCAACCACCCACATACACTATGTGCCGACTCACGCTGTTATAGCCTGCTGCACCATTGGTGATTTCCCACGGGTCAACGTTTGCATCTTCATTGTTGGCCACCAGCCGCTCTATGCGGCCGTCCAAATGTATCATGTCCGTGTAACCCACCTGCTTCCAGCCACGGCCACCCTTGCTCTTGGCGTTGGTGTGCCATGCACGTATTTCGTCAGAGGTCACCTCACGGCCGTCGGGAGTGGCTGTGCAGTGGATTACAAGGAATTTCATTGGGTAGCTCATTAGCCTTGTGGCAGTTCAGGTTCTACAAACTCTGCCAGGCCGCGTTTCACGACGTCCTCGGCGCGCTCTGCATCAAACTCCAGCACTGTACCCGCCTCATAGCGGATAGCATTGTCAAACTTGTCGAGGAAATCTTCTGTTACCTTGATGGTTACCTTTCCCTCTTTTTCTTCTGTCTTCTTTCCCATTTTTTATCGTTTTAAATAGTTATGTAATGTTTGTACTTTTTTACCCGCGAGGAAGGAACTTCGGTGATGTACGTTTGTCAAGCGCAACGAATTCTTCACCAAATGCGATATTGGTGTCAGCCTTCATCAACATCTTGAAGAAGTACAGTTCGCTCATGTTGCTTACCTTGTCAATCTGAATGACATGTTCGTCATCCTGCAGGTTCACTGCAGCAAACAGATTGGACGTCATAGCGTCAGGACTACAGAGTGTAGCAACGATGAGGTCATCAGGCCATGCCGAAAGAGTCTCAATCTGGATATCTTTGTAACGCTTGATGTTACGTGTCGTCTCATCACGATTCTTGTACTCACGAGAGGTCAACTCTTCATCATACTTGTCGAAATCGTTTACACTCATCAGGATGCGTAAGTTTGGATTCTCTCGGATTGCAACTGGAATCGCCTTGCGGACTGCTGCCAGACGCTCGACTTGCTTAGTTGATTCGGTCTTGGCTACGATGACGTCTGTATCCTTTACTGCCTGTGTCAAAATACCATTGAACAGGTGGTCGTCATCATTGCCAGCCTCGCCGTTTACATAGTGCGATCCAAGTTCAAACTGAACCTGCTTGGAAAGCGCATCGAGCAATTGGTTCTGCACGTTTGGAGGAAGTTCCGCAAATACGAGATCGCCCTTAGGCTGGAATGGCCTCCAGACGTTCTCAAACGTACGTGGATTGAAAACGGTGAACGCCATGAAGTCCACAGGTTCAAGAGCCTTCTCCGAGTAGTCGAATCCACCCTTGCTGTCGTCCACCTGAGGGTTTTCCTTATGTTTCTGAAGCATCTTGCTGGTGCGCAGACGTGGGATTGAGATCTTTTTTGACACGTTCGGAATTACGTGGATGAGTCCCTTGTCAACAATCTCATTATTGGTTGTCGCCACGGTAAGGAGCTGTTCCAGCACCTCGCCATTGTAGTTGGAATTTTTGATGTTAATTGCCATTGTCGTTTATCTTGTTAATTGTTAATCTTTCAAGGTGTCTACAGCTTTCCGTGAAATTTGTCTCTAATCTTACGCTGACGCTGCTGCCAAGGACTTTCCTCGGATGGCTGACCGCCTGGCAGCGTGTCCTTGATCATCTTCTTGGTAGGTAATGCCGCAAGTGCCTTCTTGCCATCTTCGGGGTGTTCCTTCAGCAGGTTCTCGTAAACAGAGCGTGTCTCGGCATTGATACGGCCGTCCTGCTCGGCAGCGTCAAGCAGCGTCTTTCGATTGGCTTCCGCCTCTGCTTCGGCAGCCTGCTCGAATGTCTGTACCTTTGCCTTCAGGGTGGTGTTCTCCTGTTCAAGTGCGCTCACCTTGCCTGCATTTGTCTCCAACTGGCTCAAACGCGCCAGTATTTCGGCATCTGTCGCACAGTCCTTGAACTGCGGACGTTTTTTCAACTCTTCTAAATTCATGTTAAAACTGTTTTGTGGCTCATTGAGCCTGTTATTGAATATTGCGTAAATTTGCTCGGGGGTGCTTTCTTCAGGGACAGGCTCTGCATCGTATATACCATCAATGAAGCCGAGGGCTTGAGCTTCTTCTGCGGTCAGCCAATGGTCATCACCATCGAAATAGGCAGTCTTGATGCTCTCCTTGTCCTTGCCCAGTTTATCGGCGTACATATCGCAGAGGGTATCTTCAAGGCTTTCCATCTGCTCCATCATTTCTTTCATATCCTTGGTGTTGCCATAGCAGCCACCACTGACGCTGTGAAGCATCAGGCGCGCATAACGGCTCATGTACACGGGTTTCCCGCACAACGCTATCACACTTGCCATAGATGCAGCTACGCCATCGACGTATATCGTAATATTCGCCTTGCTTGCCCGCAGGGCATTGAAAATGGCAATGCCTGCATAGACTTCGCCTCCTATACTATTGATGCGGACGTCTATATTCTTATAGGTCACCTCCGCCTCCATCAGCTCGCGTGTTATCTGACTGCTGGTGATGGTGCTATAACTATCACCTATGTCGCCATATAGAAGGACACAGCAGGTATCTGAGCCAGGAATGATATTAAAGAATCGTTTCATTTCCAAATTTCGTTATTTCGATTTTTGATGCAAAGGTGGAAGATTTTCCGCAACTTTGCAAACCACCATTTTATCATACACCGCTTACAGCCAAATAGTTATAGCATAAAGTTGTATCATGCGGAATAGATTTGCAAACATCATTAAAACACCTCACCTTTGCATTATAATTTGGTGAAAATGGCAAACAATTTAAGCAATACACAGAAAAAGGAATGGGCAAAGACGCTCTATCTGAAGGAGAATTTGACGCAGCAGGAAATCGCTGACCGCGTCGGAGTGTCCCGTGTATCCGTCAACCGATGGATAGCCGACGGCAAATGGGAGGAGCAGAAGGTCGGACTCACGCTCACACGTGAGGAACAAGTGGCGAACCTCTACCGCCAGGTAGCCGAGATAAACAGGAAGATAGCCGAGAAACCAGAGGGAGAACGCTTCGCAAGCAACGCCGAGGCGGACATTCTCGGCAAGCTGTCAGCTGCTATCCGGAAGATGGAGACTGATGTCGGCATTGCCGATGTCATCAGTGTGCAGACCAAGTTCATAGAGTTCCTACGTCCCATAGACCTTGATAAAGCGAAAGAGCTTACACAGCTCTCTGACGCTTTTATTAAATCACTTCTATAATTATGAAGCAAACAGACAGAAACGCCTTAATTGATTGGGAGAAATACCGTCAGGACATTATGCGCTCAACCCCTGTTGACAAGGAGATGAGTGTGGCGGAACGAGAGAAGCATCGTATATATCTTGAGGCGCACCCAATAGAATGGATACAATATTTCTTTCCGAACTATGCCAAATATGAATTTGCCGACTTTCAGAAACGGGCTATCCGCCGTCTGATAGCGCATGACGAATGGTATGAAGTCATTTCATGGTCGCGCGAGCTTGCGAAGTCTACCATCACGATGTTTGTCGTCATGTATCTCACATTGACAGGAAAGAAACGCAATGTCATTCTCACCTCCAACAGTAAGGACAATGCTGTCCGCCTGCTTGACCCTTACAGGGGAAACCTTGAGGCCAATGGGCGTATCATTGCCTATTATGGAAAGCAGCAAACGATTGGGTCGTGGACGGAAGACGAGTTCATTACAAAGGGTGGCGTGGCCTTTCGCGGCATCGGTGCAGGGCAGTCTCCCCGTGGTTCCCGTAACGAAGCCATACGCCCCGATGTGCTGCTTATTGACGACTTCGACACTGACGAGGATACTAAGAACCCTGACACCATTCAGAAACGGTGGGAATGGTGGGAGCAAGCACTTTATCCAACCCGCTCCACCTCAGAACCGACATTGGTGATTTTCTGTGGCAACATCATTGCCAAGGATTGTTGCATCACCCGTGCCGGTGAGATGGCCGACCATTGGGACATAGTCAATATACGCGATAAAAGCGGCAAGAGCACATGGCCGGAGAAAAATACGGAAGAGCACATAGACCGCGCATTGTCTAAGATTTCCACGCTTTCGCAGCAGCACGAGTATTTCAACAATCCTATTTCAGAGGGGGAGATATTCAAGCAGGTAGTCTATGGCAAGGTGCCGCCGCTCTCCAAGTTCAAGTTCCTCGTCATCTATGGCGACCCTGCGCCGGGAGAGTCGAAAGGAAAGAAGGGAAAGTCCTTCAAGGCAGTCATGCTTCTGGGAAAAAGAGACGGCAAGCTCTATGTAATAAAGGCGCGCCTTGCACAGGCACTCAATGCCGAGTTCATCGACTGGTATGTGCAGCTGCTGGAATATGTCGCTGGGCGCAGCACCGTCTACTGCTGGATGGAGAACAACAAGCTGCAGGATCCATTCTTCCAACAGGTATTCCGTCCGCTCGTCCGTAAGGTTCGCAAGGAAAAGGACATCACGCTTTACATTCAGGGAGACGAGGAAAAGAAGACGGACAAGGCCACGCGTATCGAGGCGAACCTCGAACCCATGAACCGTGAAGGCAACCTGATCCTTAATGAGGAGGAGCAGGACAACCCTCACATGAAGGAACTTGAAGACCAATTCAAGCTGTTCACGCTCTCCTTGAAATATCCAGCCGACGGACCTGATGCCGTAGAGGGTGGTAACAGAAAGATTGACCAGACTGCCCAACGGGCAGACCGTCCACTGATACAGTCAAGAAAAAGTATAAGAACAAAAAACAGACACAGGATATGAGCCAGTTTATAGACATAAAAGACTACGATGCAAGCGTTCACCGCGAGATACTTGATGCGCTTGTAAGAGATGATGAGACACTCGTTGAAATTTGCGAGGACAGGGCGATAGCCGAAATGCGAAGCTACCTGTATAAACGCTATGACTGTAACTCCATCTTCGCAGCAACAGGCAATGAGCGCAACCAGCTTGTTTTGATGATGGTCATTGATATTGCCGTATATCACATCTTCTGCATCCACAATCCCATGAAACTTTCGCAGGTGCGTAAAGACCGATATGAAAGAGCCGTGGAATGGATGAAGGCGGTGTCCAAGGAAGAAATATCCATTGATGGCGTGCCGCTCCTGCCTGAAGACGAGAGGGCAGCAAAGGCAGCACTCATGTTCAAAAGTAACAGAAAAAGAGAAAACAGATTATAATCATGGCAAAGAAGAATACACGCATAACCATCAGTGGCAATATGCCACGCCCCGGACAACGGCAGCCAGCCATTATCAGGCTGACACAGCCAAAGCGATTCAACATAGACACTGCTGACTTCATGACGGCTGTCAAGGCTGCAGAGAACGTTGATTACACGCAGCGGGCAAAACTCTACGACCTCTACAATGACATTTTGCTTGATGCTCACTTGTCAAGCGTCATTGACAAGCGAAAGAACGCAGTTTTAAGCTCAAGCATTGAGTTCCATCGCAACGGAAAGCCCGACGAGGAAATCAATGAGCAGTTGTTTTCGCCATGGTTCTATCGCTGTGTGGCCGATATACTTGATGCGCGCTTCTGGGGTTTTTCATTGATGCAGTTCTACAAAAAGGGCGAGTGGGTGGACTACGACCTTGTGCCGCGTAAGCACGTGGAGCCTGTCCGCAAGCTCATCCTCACCAGACAGACGGATCTGATGGGAACATCGTGGGAGGAATTTGAAGACTTGCTCTTCATCGGCGGCAGCACTGACCTTGGACTGCTTGCAAGGGCTGCACCATGGGTTATCTACAAGCGTAACACGACTGCCGACTGGGCACAGTTCTCGGAGGTGTTCGGTATGCCCATACAGGAATACACTTATGAGACGGATGACGAAGATGCGCGTGCACGTGCCCTTCAAGATGCAAATTCCATCGGTTCGCTTGCCACCTTTATCCATGGGAAGGACACGGAACTGCAGCTGCGTGAGGCGGGAAACAAGACGGGCTCGGCGGAAGTCTACGACCGTTTCATAGAACGCTGCAACAGTGAAATCTCCAAGCTCATTCTTGGCAACACATTAACCACGGAGGCATCTGCAAAGGGCACACAAGCACTTGGTACCGTGCACAAGAAAGTGGAAGAAGCCGTAGCAAAGGCGGATAGGGAATTCGTCCTCAACGTGCTGAACTATGACATGGCTGACATCTTTGCGCACATGGGTATTAACACTGCTGGTGGCAAGTTCTGTTTCCCTGAGAAAAAAGATACTGACCCCAATATGAAAGTGAACATTCTTACGCGCCTTCACACGACATTTTCTCTCCCTGTTGATGATGACTACCTCTACGAGGAATTTGGCATTGAAAAGCCAAAGAACTATGACCAGCAGAAAAAACAACAGTTGGAAGAAAAGAAAGTGCGTGAGAATACCTTGCAGCAGAAGAAGGCAAAAGGGAGGAAAAAGGAGACTCATAATAACAAATCACAAAAAACAAGACTTAAGAACCGCTTCCGCTCTTTTTTCGTGAAAGCCCCGAAGGACGGGGCTCATTTAGACTGGTAGTCAATCATACCTATTTCGATGCTGACGACGCACCTTTTGCTGATATGGAAATCAGCGAAAGCGTATTAAGGAAGGCACTTGAAAACATCTACAAGAAGAAGTTCAATATTGATACCGATATTGAGCCACACCTTTTTGAAGCACTGCGGGATGTGTTCAACAAAGCGACAGATGGGGCTTTCGCTGCCTCTGACCACGACAGGGACTTCCAACAGCAACTACGCCACAGCAACGATGTTTTCTCGGCATTCAAGGTGCATCGCATGCAGAACGACATGGTTGCTCGTCTGATGGATTCAAACGGCAATTTAAAGCCGTTCAGCCAGTGGTTGAAAGATGTTCTGCCGATAGCGTCGCATCAGTGTGGCACATGGTTGAAGACAGAATATGACACGGCGGTGCTCCGTGCGCATCAGGCTGCCGACTGGCAACAGTTCCAGCGCGAGAGCGATGTGCTGCCCAATCTCAAGTGGATGCCATCGACAAGCTTGCACCCTGGCGAAGACCACCGCCATTATTGGGGAGTCATTCGACCTGTTAATGATAAATTTTGGAACGAGCATCGACCAGGCGACCGATGGAACTGCAAGTGCAGCCTGTCAAGTACAGACGAGCCTGTTACGCCTGTGCCCGACAACGACGAGGTTTCACAACCACAAGCGGGACTGACGGGTAATCCGGGCATGACTGGCGAGACTTTCTCAGACGACCACCCGTACTTCCCGAAATCGTGCCAGGATTGCGACTTCTATCGCCCTGACCTAAAGAACAGGTTAAAGAATCTATTCACAAACAGGGTGAAGGACTGTTATACCTGTCCGTATATTGATAAATGTATTGACAGGCTTGGCGTAGATGGTTTCAAGCTGGAGCGAAAGTACCCAAACGGAGGAACGCTTTATATCCATTCCGATGCAGATAAAGACAAAAATGACTACAAGGCAATATTGACCATAGCAAGAATTTTCGCAAAAGAAGGTAAGACGGTGAGGATAACTCCACGGCTACATCATAAGTCCGAAGAGTATCGAAGTATATACGGTTCGCTCATTGGTACACGATACGAGAGAAAGTGTCCTGATTTTCAAGTAGACGGAGTTTTCTATGAGTATGAAGGTTTCATAAAACCATGGAACAAGAAAAAGGTAGGACGTATGTTGTCCCATGGTCTTGACCAGTCTTCTCGTATTATAATTGATAATACCAAAGGGTGTTCGGAACGTTTTATAAGAAAGCAGATAATGGCGCGGATTCATTTGCCCAAACAGTCCATAGACGAAGTATGGATTTACGAAAAAGGAAACGTGAGATTATTCTATAAAGATGGTACTTTCTATAAAAACAACGGAGGAAACTGAGTCCCTCCGCGATGCAACGTGCCGTAGCACATGCTAACTTCTTTATGAAGCTGTTGCAAATATACAACTTATTTTTTTAAAAAGCAAGCAAATGGACATAAAAGTTTTCTCAGAGCTCATAAAAAGACAAAGTAGGGAGATTGAGCAGCTCATGCGACGGCAGCTCCCTATCAAGGTTGGGCGTATGGCGAAAGACCATTACCAGGATAACTTCCGCAAGGGAGGATTCGTTAATCGTGGCTTGCAGAAGTGGCCGACAACAAAGCGACAACTGTCTGGTTCTGCTTCGGCAGCGGCTTCCTACAACCCATTGCTTTCCGGGCGCAACCACCTGTTCGGTTCTGTCAAGTATGTGCCAGGAGACTACCGTGTAACCGTCTCCAACGATTTGCCTTATGCAGCCGTGCATAACCAAGGAGGAACGGTCAGTCCTACGGTAACGCCAAAGATGCGCCGTTTTGCATGGTATATGTATTACAAGTCTTCGAAGGGACAAAAAGGGAAAAAGAAAAGTCCTGCTCAGTCAGTGTCTCCGCAGGCTGAATTTTGGCGCAATCTTGCACTTACCCGAAAGACAAGACTTTCCGTAAAAATTCCCAAGCGTCAGTTTATCGGTGAGAGTGCCGAATTGAAGCAACGCATAAACGAGAAAATAGAACATGAGATCATGAACACTTTAGATTTATAGCAAATGGAAGAAATTTTTATATCTATCCTCAAGCTCATCAATGATGAGATGCCTGAACTTTCGCTCGTAGACGAGGACTACGGGCAACTGGAAACAGCCGAGGATACATACCCTGTAACTTTCCCCTGTGCACTTATTGGCAATATGGAGGCAGACTGGGAGGAAATCGGCATGGGCACACAAAAGGGCATGGTTACGCTTACCGCCCGTCTTGCCATCGACTGCTACGATGATACGCACATCGGTTCCGGAACAACCGCAAAGGTGGCGGAACGGCTGCAGATGGCAAATCGCCTGTATACGACACTTCAGTGCTCCCGCCATAGCGACAATATGGGAGCAATGTTCCGAACGAAAACAAGATGTTATTCACTGCCTGGAATGATAAAGGTATATGAATACGTATTTCAATTTGAACTTCACGATGGCTCTGCAGCCTTATAAAAAAGGTAAAAGGCTACAGAAGCCTTTTACCTTTCCACTTCTGAAAAGAGCTCCAACTGTTTCGCCGTAAGGTGTGGCATTCTGACTTTAGGAACCGGGCGCACTTGAATATCTTTTATCTCACTGCACTTGCGACGAATGATACTCATGATGCGTTCTTCACTGATAAAGAACTCCTGTCTCGACAGGACGCGAAGGGCATCGTCAAAACGGAGGCGTTTCTCCTCCGTCCAATAATAGTAACGACGGCACAAGGCTTCGTCGCGCAGTTCTATCAGTCCTTTATCTCTTCCTTTCCCCATATTTGCAAAAGTAGCAATTAATCAGCTTATTTGCAAGAAATTACATGTTTTTCTATCAATTATCAATAAAAAAACACCCAATTGTGTGTTCGCACACAGCATCGGGCGTTTTTTTTAGTTTTCTTCTCTTAAAGAGCGATTGGGTATCACAGCCTGCAGAAGCTCGGCTCTATGCGTTCCCATACGTTCGTTTTGGGGTTCTTTTTCGAGAAGTAGTAGTTTACGGCGTTCTTCTGCACCACATTGGCTTCTTTGAAGAGGTTCATGATTTCGGAGTATTCACCATCGAACTTTGCTTCCAAGTCGTAGAGCTTGGAAATGCTCTTGTAATCAAGGTCGCCAGCCTTGTTACGCTCCAGCAATGTCATCGCCATCTGATACATAGGATCGTCAGAGCCTTTTTCACTTTTTTTCATGTAACGCTTCAAATAGTCGATAAGCCGCTCCGCAGCAAGGTCGGCGCGCTCATCAAAGCCTTTCACTTTGTTGCTCGCTATCTCCAGGCGAAAATCGCCATCGGTTACTGTATAGCTGCGCTGTTCGCTGTTTCGTACCTGTCCATAGTCTTTCATGATGCTTACAAAGCCCTCTACTTCACCTTGCAACCAGTCATGGAAGCAACGGACGTCAGTTACAACCTGCTGCAGACGCTCATCGACATTGTGAATGAATTCAGCACGCAACGCCTCATAGGTTTCCCTGCGTGCAATGCGTGTTTGATTTTCTTCATTCTGCAACTCTGCAAGCAATTTAGCCCGCTCTTCCTTACTTAAATTTTGAATGTTTACTGTCGGGTCCATATTACTTTATTACTTTGTTTTGTTCTTTTGTTTTCTGATTATTATTCTCATTTTGGTATTCAGACTGTTGAGTTCTTCAACATCTAATTCTCTGAATCGTTTACCGGCTATGCGAGTATCTTTGCAAAAAGCATCTACACGCGTCCATTCAGTGGTGTCTATTCCATATACTTGAAACTGGTGAAGTACGCTACTCCGCGCTCGTCGCAATTCTCTTTGATAAGCAACCCTACGCTCATCATAACCCACTATATTTTCCATCTGTCGGCACATACTGTCATACTCTGCTGCTAACATCTGACGCAGGTGAACTGTTCTACCTTGAGTAAACTGATATACCAGCGTCTCCTTGTCTGCACCTGGCATCTTTTTTAGCAAGGTATAAAACCTTGCGTAATTCCTGTCTTCTCCCATAATTTCTCTGATTTCCAATCTTTGTAGTTCTGACGGGCTTTGGCCACTGCCTCGGGCAAGGTACCGTTGATGTCGCCGACACCGAACAAGGGTACACCATTCACACAGGCATAAAGCTCGCCATTGAATTCCATCACCTGCACGGCTTCGCGTGCCTCTGCGTCGAGTTGTGTCTGACGCTTGTACTCTATGCTGGCAGCACGCTGTTCGTGCCACACCTGCAAATACTTTTTGATTTCATCTAAGATTTTCATATTTTTTGTTTTTTAATGTAATAACTCTGAAGTAACTTGCCATTTCTCTTGATAAGAAGCTGCGTCTGCTCATCTTCTTTCATAAGATAGGAGGTTATCTCGCTTCTTATTCTTACGTCTTTTCTAACGTAGAGTTTGTCGATAAAATCATCTATGAAGCCCTTCAGCTCTTGCCACTCTTCGGGGGTGTCTTCCATACCTCTCAACGCATAGGATTGACTGATTTCCATTTGCAATCGAAGCAGCCAGTCGGGCTTATCGTTTGGAATTATCGACTTGTAACTTAAAACGTCCATATATTACTCTTTTGCTTTCCACTCAATAGTTACAACGGCATTGAGCTTACCGCTGCCCTTGCATATCGGGCATTCCTTTTTATACCGCTCTTGATACTCGTCCTCTTGCCAGTGGTACCCATTTCCTTGGCAATATGGGCAACTATGGTTATTGCTTTCGATGGATTCTTTCATGCGACAACCAATACTCATCTTTCCAGGAGTGATTTCAATAATATGTCTTTCCTTACTCATACTAATATCTAAAATCGGTAAAATGAATAATTGCCATTGGCTTTGTCAGGTCATAGAGGATAAACCATTCTGTCCAATCAATAAGGGACAAACCGTCTCTAACAGCTAATTGGTAAGCTTGTAATTCATGCGTTCCGATTATTGGCCGAAACAGACTCTGGTCAAATTCCAATCTTTGAATACCAATGCCGTTGGCTTTTGTAAATTCTTTCAATAAAACCTGCTTGCTTCTGTATGGTTTCCCACACCATTGCCGAACGGATAAAACGGCATTTCCTGCTTGTACTTCTGCTATTCTCTTTTTCCATAGAGGATAGTTTGCACGTATAGTATGCAATTTGGTTATACCGAGCTGGCAAGCAAAGCAAGTCGCTTCTCCCGAACGGAGATGTCTCTTTGGGAAAACTTTTGATAAAATCAGAACATAAGTTTTCAT